GCAGAGAACGGATCATAAAGGGATTTACATCGACGCACCAAACATCGAGCTTGGCGAGTTAGGTATACCAATCCCTGATCACGCAACAAAAACAACTCGTATGTATCCAAACGAGCAATGGGGTTTTCATCTCAACGAGCCACTTGTTATCTTTATTGACGAGTTCACCAAAGGTCATCAAGCAGTTCAGAATATGTTGCATCCTATGCTCAACGAACCACGTATGATCATGGGCATACCGTTACATCCCGAAACTATTGTTGTAACCGCAGGTAACTTTACAGGCGACGGAGTAGGCGACAACATGAAGGCGCATAGCCGTAACCGAGTATCAGTTGTTGCAGTACGCAAGCCACACGCAGGCTTTAACGTAGATGGTTCCGTTGATGAAGACTCATGGGGCGCATGGGCAATCAAGCATGACATAGCCCCCGAGATTCTTGCATGGGTTAAGGAAACACCACATACTCTTGCATCATATCTTGACCCTGCACAAAGCGGTAACAAGTACATCTTCAATCCGAAGGAAGCACAGAAGTCTTTTGTTAGTCCACGTTCCCTTGCTAGAGCATCGCATATTTTGAAACGCAGATCCCAAAGCACCGAAAACGCAATCATTACTGCGCTCGAAGGTACGATAGGCGCACCTGCATCACGTGATCTTATGGCATACGTTAAGGTGGCTGACAGCTTACCGACGTGGGAATCCATAGTGCGTGACCCTGACGTAGCGACTGTTCCGTCATCACCTGCGGCTCTGTGTTTACTTGCGTTTAGCGCCGTTCAACGCGTCGACCGAGACTCAATCGGTAAGTTCTTTACGTATCTCAAACGTACACCGAAAGAGTTGCAGTCCGTGTTCTGTTTGACTGGCATGGCTAACGCTGACAAGAAGAAGCTATTCATGACTAGCCAATCGTTCATTGACTGGATGCGTACCAATCAATACTTATTCTAAACACGACAGAGTAACACTTTGTAACTTTGTCTCAACCAAGGAAATATAAATGAGTAACTTAACTGCAGAACAACGCATCGAAAGATGCCACGTTCAATTAATGAAACACCCAAGCTTTTGCTTGTTCTCAGGTTTGTTTATGGTGGGTAAGGTTAGTGTCGATGACAAGACACCGACTGCTAAAACCAACGGTCTTGACGTAACATACGGCAGAGATTTTGTTGGCTCACTCAACGACAAACAACTAGGCTTTCTTATTCTCCACGAGAATATGCACAAAGCGTATCGTCACCTGGTCGTTTGGAAGACTCTATACAAGCGTAATAGATGGCTTGCCAATGCAGCGTGCGACTACGTTATTAACTTACAACTCATGGACTATGACCCACATGGACAGGACATCGAGTTCCCAACCGATAAGGATGGCAACCAGATTGGTCTCGTTGATGAGAAGTATCGGGGCATGGATGCACACCAAGTGTTTCTTAAATTACTTGAGGAACATGGCGACGTTCAACCCCCCGATGGTGACGAAGGACTCGACGATCATGACTGGGAAAGTGCGGAGGAGATGACCGACAAGGAGAAAGAAGAAGCGGCGAAGGAAATCGAAGATGCTCTACGTCAGGGTCAGATACTTGTTGGCAAGATGAAGGGTAACGTATCACGTGAGGTTCAAGACTTACTTACGCCGAAGGTAGATTGGAAAGAAGCATTGCGTGACTTTATCAAATCAACAACTGCAGGTAAAGACCAGACGACATGGCGACGACTGCACAAGCGGTACATCGGTATGGATATTGTTATGCCTAGCACATTCGACGAGAAAGTCGGACCTATTACTGTGGCAATAGATACGTCAGGAAGTATCGGCCACGAGGAACTCGCTCAATTCTTATCCGAGGTTAAGCTAATCTGTGAAGAAGTCAGACCTGAGAAGTTGGACATACTGTACTGGGATACTCGCGTAGCAGGGCATGAGGTTTACTCCGATGCCGAACTTGCTAATGTTGTTTACGTAACCGAAGCCAAGGGCGGTGGTGGTACTGAACCTTCGTGTGTACCTAAGTATATGCGCAAGCACAACATGACTCCCGAGTGTCTTATTATGCTAACAGATGGTTACATTGGCGACCAGACTCGCAACGACTGGTCAATCAATTCTCCAATCATGTGGTGTATCAAAGGCAACAACCACTTCGACAACGCTAGCGTGACAGGAAAGGTTGTTCATGTCGAGTGAGATAAAAGATTGGTGTGTAATTCGGGTCTATCACCGTAGGCTCGAAACAGTCAGCAACGACTTTGTGCGGTACGAAGCCGCCAACGTATTCAATGCTCCACCACACAAGCGTATGGGTGTGGAGTACTTGACCAAAGAAGAAGCAGAAGCAATGGCTAAATTTTTAAACTTTATTGAGGAATCAAATGAAAGAAACGATAGTACCCCAAGGTAGGAAGTTAGACAACAAAGTAAACATAAGTCTTAACCGTGAGACCGTTGAACAGTTGGCGAAGTTCAAAGACAGACTCGGAGAAGTGCTGGGTGTAGAGCTATCCTATGCTCAAGCTATACAGTACTTAATTAAACATCAACCAACCAAGACAGAGTAACAGTTTGTAACTTTGTCCATCTTTAATACACAGGAGAATTCATATGACAACAGAAAACAGTATTTCAATCGCATCATCATCAATGCTAGTAGAGTTATCAATCAGTACTTGGACTGCACGTAAGTTAGACAAGCGTGTATCAGCCGAGGTTGATCTCGCAAAGGGTACTAAGACACAGGCAGGTAACTACAACAAGAATCTGCTTGCAGGTACAGGGGTGTTGGAAAACATTACCAAGTACGCATCCAATGCGAGAGCATGGCATATTAAACAAACATTACCTTGGTCTGACAGTGGCTTGCGTTTGTTACCGATGACTAACTTCATTGCGTACAAGGAACAACTCAATCAGCTAGAACAGAACTACGACGCTTTAGTTTCTAAGTTCCTGATAGCCTACCCTGAGTTGGTATCAGCAGCTGCGTTTCAATTAGGTTCACTCTTTAATAGAGACGAGTACCCTGAGTCACACAAGATTGCAACCAAGTTCAAGTTCTCTTACAACTTCCTTCCAGTACCAATGGCAGGTGACTTCCGTATCGACATCAACGAAGAAGCGAAGAACGAGATCATCGAGTCATGCCGTAAGATGTATGACGAGCGTCTTAACAACGCAATGCGTGATGCGTGGACTAGGTTGCACACTTGCCTCATTCACTTGAGCGAGAGGTTAGCCCCAACCGAACAAGGTGAACGTAAGATATTCAGAGACACATTAGTAGAGAATACGAAAGAGTTACTGGAGTTATTAAAACATTTTAATCTCACACATGACCCGAAGCTTGATCAGGCTAGGCAGGAATTGCAACAAGCGTTAGGCGCACACACGGCTGACACATTGCGTGACATGGAGATGGCACGTGAGACAGTCAAGGCTAGAGTCGATGAGATTCTTGGTAAATTTAATTGGTAAGGAAATATTATGTTAACAATAAACAGAGATCAACTAAACATAGACAAACGGCAGACACCGATACATCCTGATTTGGAGAAGTTTGCAACGCAAGTATCATTCGCTAAACCTTTGTGTACATTTATAGCATTGAAAGATTGTTTTAAGAACGTATACCATGAAGGGAATTGGAGTGACTATATATACAAGCTACATATCTACCAAAACGGTGATAAGGTAGGCGAAGTATTTGTAGATACCCATTACAAGCAAGGTACTAACGAGCGTGAATCAATCTACGGCATCAAGTCTTTTCGCATAGAAAAAAGCCGAGGTGATCGTAACTCAACTACATCCAGAGATATGAAGGTAGCCCTACGTATTGCTAAGAAAACGCTTGTTGCGAGAGAGCTGGAAGAAATGCGTAGTGTCATTGACGACAAGGTACGTGGTTGCATCGGTAATATAATGTACCGCACGACAGGTATGTTGACGTACACTATGGATATAAACCATGAAGCCCAGTTGTATGCAATATCAGCGTATCAAGCTAGGAAGAAAGGCGAAACAACTGTTACTGTACCTGCGCATCCCGTGACTGTAACCGCTAGCAAGCTTAACGACCACACCATTGCGTGCGATTTGTATATGGAAATATATGCACTTAAACAGTATCTCAAAGCTAACACAGGATACGGCATTAAAGTAATGGCTGACGACAGTATCATAATGCTAACGTATAGTACGGGCGAATTGTCTCGCTTAAGTTCTTATCATGAGTTACCCGATAGTATTCAGTCTAAGTTTGCGATGTTCAAGGTACTCAAGGATGACGAGCCGTATGCGCATCTTGGTTGTAAATTTAACGAGAATATATTTTATATAGCCCCCGATACTTGATACAATACACACAGAATCCTCCTGTGGATTTCTCTGGACTGTGATACGTTGACCTAACAGATGTTTGCGTAACTAAAACAAGTCTCTCCTCACCGCAAGTAGGATGCGGAATCTGTTTAGCCTACACACTAAGCCCTCCTCGTGAGGGCTTTTTTATTGGACAAAGTTACATATTGTTACTTTGTCCTATTAGGGTTTTTTCCTAAAATATTTCTTGCAAAACCCTAGATTTAGGACTATACTATGTCAAGTCTTAAAACAATACAGGAAAAGCGAGATGGCACAAACACCAGAAGCTAAGGTAAAGCGAAGCGTCACCGACTTATTAGACAAGTATAACGTCTATTACTTCAAGCCTGCCACTGGCGGATATGGTAGATCAGGTGTGCCCGATATAGTAGGGTGCTTTCATGGGTACTTCATAGCTATTGAATGCAAAGCCAACGGCGCAAAACCAACCGCACTACAAGAACGTGAACTCAAACGCATATATGAACACGGCGGTGTCACTGCCGTTGTAGGCGACGATGACGACTTAGACTTACTCAAGAAAAGCCTCGACACAATTTTGTTTGTCCGTTCGAGCCAGTTCCCTAAAAGGGAACAATAACATCACTCTAGCCCAAGGAAAAATATGAACGCAGGAATTGAAATTTTAATCAAACGAATGGAAACTAACCCCGAGGAATTTTTAGATCACCCCGAGATAGATACGTTTAGTCATTGGCATACGATTGTACGAGAATTTGAAGGCGCATTTACAAAAGAAGATTTAGATGCTTATAACGAAGCACGTAGACAAATGCTTGAAAAACAATTTACCGAAACAGTACTATCAATGCTTACAGAAGGGAAGGATAGACTCCCAAAGCAACACTTCATAACAAGACCCAGCGGTACTCTTTCGGCTGGTCAGACTCAAGGGGGGTATTCAATTCATAAAATTAATAACCAAACATACACTCAAGCAGATTTAACTTCGCACTTGTTAGCTATTCAAAACAATGTGCTTAGACAAACTGATTTCAAACACACAGTACAGACGAAGGACACACTATGGAACAAGATCAAAAACATATTGAGCAAATGAACGATGGCATTGCAATAGTATTGCAACGCATGGAGACACATCCCGAAGAATTTTTTGGCACAGAAGACAAATGGAAGTTTATCTTTAAAGATTACTTTAGAGACTCAATGACCGAAACCGAAAAGGGTTTGATGTTTGACAAGATGAAGAAATTACGTCGTGCTGAGTTTACTACGCTAGTAATGAAAACAATGGTGGAAGACTAATGCAAATAATTACAATCGACTTTGAGACTTATTACTCGCAAGAGTTTAGTCTCTCCAAGATGACGACAGAGGAATACGTTCGTGATGAGCGTTTCCAAGTTATTGGGTTTGCGTATCAGATAGATGATACTGAGCCACGTTGGGTGACTGGAACAACTGAGCATATTAAAGCGCAACTCGAAGCCCTGCCTTGGAAGGACTCGTATGCCTTAGCACACAATGCTGTGTTTGACGGTGCAATTATGTCGTTTATTTTTGGCATCAAACCTAAGATGTGGCTTGATACACTTAGTATGGCAAGGGCAACCGATGGCTTAGAGGCAGGAAACTCGCTTGCTAAACTTGCTCAACGCTATGAGCTAGGTGTCAAAGGCACGGAAGTTGTACAAGCACTCGGCTATCGTCGTGAGAACTTTAATCCTGCGGAACTTGAAGCCTACGGAAAATACTGTTGCAACGACGTCACTCTAACCTTTGACTTGTTTAATATATTGATTCAAAGGTTTTCTAAATCAGAATTGCAACTGATTGATCTGACTATTAGAATGTTTACTGAACCTGTACTTAGACTCAACACGCCTGTACTGGAACAACATTTAATTAAAGTTAAAGCTCGCAAAGAAAAGTTACTTGAAGCTTGCGTATCAGATAAAGATACGTTGATGAGTAACCCAAAATTAGCTGAACTGCTTGAAGGACTTGGTGTTGAGATACCAATGAAGACCAGCCCTGCTACTGGAAAGGAAACGTATGCCTTCGCAAAAAACGACGACGGGTTTAAAGCCCTTGCAGAACACCCTGACGAAAGAGTACAAGCGATTGTTGCAGCAAGATTGGGAACAAAATCAACTCTTGAAGAAACAAGAACAGAAAGATTTATCTCTATCTCATTTCGAGGTGCGATGCCTGTCCCACTACGATACTACGCCGCACATACAGGACGTTGGGGAGGGGATGATAAACTCAACCTTCAAAATTTACCGAGACAATCACCTATTAAATCAGCAATTACGGCGCCTAATGGATTCAAGCTTATTGATGCCGACTCGTCGCAAATCGAAGCAAGAACCTTAGCATGGCTTGCAGGGCAGAATGACTTAGTTGAAGCATTTGAAAAGGGCGAAGATGTATACAAGATTATGGCATCGGCTATCTACGGCAAGGCTAGTGAAGAAATTACGAAGGATGAGAGGTTTGTGGGTAAGACGACCATCCTTGGTGCAGGCTACGGAATGGGGGCAGAAAAGTTTGCGCTTCAGCTTAAAACTTTTGGTGTTGAAATTGAGGTTGCGGAAGCAAAGCGAATCATCGATACGTATCGCAGCACATACCCACATATTGTTTCGCTATGGAAAGAAGCCAATAAATCGTTGGACGCATTGCGGTCATCGCAAACTACAACGGTTGGGGTACAACCCCAAGCGCTCTATATAACAGAGAATGGGTTTGTTCTACCAAGTGGGCTGTTTCTCAATTATCCTGATCTACAAAAAGATGACGAGAACCAATACAGTTATCACTCACGCCGTGGTCGCATTAAGATATACGGCGGTAAAGTAGTTGAGAATATTTGTCAGGCTCTTGCTCGTTGCGTGATCGGTGAGCAAATGCTACGTATATCTAAGAAGTACAAAGTTGCTTTGACTGTACATGATGCGGTTATGGCAGTTGTACCTGAAGCTGAAGCTGAGGAAGCACAGAAGTACGTTGAAGAATGTATGCGTTGGAGACCTGAATGGGCTAAGACATTACCACTCAACTGCGAGTCAGGTATCGGAGACAACTATGCAGAATGTTAAGTGGTCTTATTCCTCATTAACTTTGTTTCAACAATGCCCACGCAAGTATTTCCATTTGCGTGTACTCAAAGATGTAGTTGAGCCTGAGTCACCTGCCATGCTATACGGTACGCAAGTACACGAAGCTGCTGAACTATATGTCAAAGATGGAACGAAGATACCGGAGAAGTTTGCATTCATTAAGCCAGTATTGGATACTCTTATTGCTACACCTGGTACAAAGCTTTGTGAATACAAGATGGGTTTAACAAAGGATAAAGAACCATGTGACTTCTTTGCTGAAGATGTTTGGTTCAGAGGTGTTGCAGATTTGCTTATATTAAATGGCAGTACGGCTTATGTTGTAGATTACAAGACAGGCAAGAGCGCACAGTACGCTGATAAGAAACAACTCGAGTTAATGGCGCTGGCTGTATTTAAACATTTCCCTGTTATAGAAAGAGTAAAAGCGGGATTAGTATTTCTTGTATCCGAGGAGTTTGTGAGGGAGCAGTACAACGTAGACATACAGGATGAGCGTTGGGCTATGTGGGATAGTGAAATTAAGCGTATTGAAGATGCAATTGAAAACGATACGTGGAATCCGAAGCAGAACTTTACTTGCAAGAAGTTTTGCCTAATTGAACATTGTGAACATAACGGAAAAGGAACTTATAGATGAGTAACGTACCAAATCAAATTGTAAATTTACAAAAGATACAAGATGAAGCTGATAAACATGAAGCGTTTGTCGCTGAACAATACCAAGAAGCAATTATCAGTAACGAAGGGCTTGATGCAGGTCTAACAGTTGAAGGTCAACTTGAACGTAGATTTAAAGAATTGTTTATGCGTGTGTATAGCACACATATATACCCCGAGATACACAGAGCCGTTAACACAGAAGTTGCTGACGCTGCAATGAGACTTGGTAGACAACTTGGCACAATAAACAACGTACCAAAAAAATAATGATTACAGATCAAGACAAAGAATACTTACGACATCTATATGCAATGTTTGTGCTAAATGGGTTGTTGTCAAGACTTAATCCTGATGAAGTACATACAGATAAAGTATGGCAATTTGTAGATGAAATAATCGAAACAAGCGAACCAAAACAAGCAGGCATTGCATCAATAAAAAGGAAAAAGAAAAGTGAGACCAACACCATATGACACAGGCAAAGTAAAGATCGGTATCTACTATGAGCCGAAGGTTAACTACTACAACCCCGATCAAGACTGGGTACAGAAAGCATTGCTTGGTGTAGAGACATCATGGACAACCGACATCGTAGTTATAACGGCTATGTATGCACTATTGATCTATGCGTTTATGGGACTAATGACTAGGGGGTACTATGAATAAAGAAGTAACACAAGAGCAGGGTGAGCAGTTAGCAAGACTTGGATGGCAAGAAATTGATTGTCCGATTTGTGGAGGTGGTGCACGAGCGTTTCCAAAGCAAGAGCAAGGTGAGCCTGTGGGTAAGTTTGCAAAGTTTACCGATGGCATTTGGCGAGAAGTCACAGACGGGTCTGCTGGAGTGCCTCTCTATACTCATTCTAAAGAATGGGTAGGGTTAACTGATGAAGATGATATTGATTGGGAAGAAGGCGACAGTTTAAAAGATTTGTTTAAAGCAATAGAGTCTAAGTTGAAGGAGAAAAACACATGACACCCGCAGAATTACTTCACAAAGATGCGGCAGGGTATGCAACCAACCGCAAACTTGCTTACATCGGGCTGATGAATAAAAAAGAAGTTGATCATATGACTGAAGATGCTCTTAATGGGATATGGCTTGCTCACTATGAAGGCTACAGGGAGGGTTATTGGGTTGCCACTGGTGATGTTAAATTTTCAACCGACCCCGCTAAATTAAAGAATAAGAACACATGATTACATTTACATACGGACAAATTTTTTTAATCATTGGGTTAAGCATTGTTGATGGCGTTTTGCTTGGTTTTATTTTGACCACGCATTTTATTAGCAAAGAAAGAAAAGCTAAATTAAAGGATAAGAACACATGAATGATGTACTGGATGCGTTGATACTTATAGCAGTACTTGGGCTGGGTGCAGTATGGATAACCGCTGTATTTTGCTATGTGTTATTTATACTGGGGGTGTATGATGACTGAAGAAGAGATATTTGCATTAGCCATAAAAGCAGATTTATACCTAGATTCAGATGAATCAGTTATTAAATTTGGGAAACTAATAGCAGAAAAAGAACGTGAGGAGTGTGCAAAGATATGTGAAGAATCTGAGTATCCTGATGGAATTGATTTAGCTTATTTAATTCGAGCAAGGGGACAAGAATGAGTGATGGTGGAAAAGGGTCTAAGCAAAGACCAACAGATCATAATAAGTTTGCAAGTAATTTTGATTTAATTTTTAGGAGTAAACCGATGGACGAAGAAACAAGAGAGATTGACCTACAACTTGGGGATGCGCTATCAGAATTATCTTTGTATAAAGATGCAGTAAATGAAGCTACTGTTATATGCGAAAACGTAGATCATGGACGATATGGCGATGCACTTGTACACGTACAAAAATTCTATGCTAAATTAGAAACTATACGCCAGTACAAATCTAAACAAGTTGACATGGATGGTAGATGCTGATGATTGAGAAGATTAATACGTTTGAGAGTAGGCGTGGAGAAGAACGCGGTACTTTAAAAACAATCCATAGAATAATTTATCGTTGCTCAGTCTGCGGAAAAATGTTTGGCTTAAAAGAAGAAGCCGAAGTTCATAAACATAACGAAATAAGCGAAGGAGACAAATGAAATGCCCGAAATGCGACCATACGAAATCGATGGTAGTGGAGTCAAGGAAATCTCCCGACCACGAGAACTTAAGGAAACGATACTGCCTGAAATGCTATGCAACATTTCTGACAAAGGAAGTACTGCACGAAGGAAAACTAAGCCGAGCAGACAAGATACAGACACGCAACAACAATGGCCTTTTCCAACCACGCTTTTAACAAAGATAGGCAAGCCATTAAAGTTTAACCCAAGTAACCATGAGGAGGCAACATTTTGAACGTAGATGAAAAACAAGTGGGCGGCACACACTATAAAGATATGTCAATACAACCTTGGACTGTAATGGAAGCAGTACTTTCTATAGAGGAATTTAGAGGGTTTTTAAAAGGAAACATAATTAAGTACTCTATGCGCCAAGGACGTAAGGATAGTGACGATGGCGGCAAAGCTTTGCATTATCTGCAAAAGTTGAAAGCTATGGAGGAAAAAGATACAATGTTCTAAAGGAGAACACTATGCCATACGTTAACAAACCAAGACCGTACAAAAAAGAATACGAACAACAAAAGGCTCGTAATGAACAACCAAAACGCAACGCTAGGGCAAGAGCAAGATATAAGCTTGATAGTGAAGGGGTGGACAGGACAGGCAAGGACATCGACCATTCCATACCATTATCAAAAGGCGGCACTAACGCACCCTCAAATCTCAAGCTCAAGTCCCCAAGTGCAAACCGCAGTTTCTCCCGTAATTCAGACCACACGGTCAAAGTCAACAAACCCAAGCGAAAGTAATTTTGCGATTACGCTTCGGATGTTCTTTGAAAAGAATGGATGGGAATTTAGGGAAGAATATGAAATTAAAAAGTCTGGTAAACGCATAGACTTTTGTGTTAAAGCTCCGTATCAAGGCGGTCATATATTCTTTGGGGTTGAATGCAAGCGGGACCTCAATGATGCAACCAATGCTACAGTATTAGCCGATCACTTTGAGCAAGCCGTAGCATATTCCCGTTCTCTTAATATGCCAGTGTTTCTTGCACCGGTCATGACCCAATATACCCAGAGTAGTTTATACGCAGGTGGACATAAGCTTCGTGCTATGTCAGCATTATCTGTATTCGGCGGTAGGTGTAACGTAGGTTTATTGGCAATTAATAGAAGCGTATGGCAAAACAAAGTTAGCGTAAACACCTATATGATTTTACGTGGCGGTTCGTTTTGGAACGAACGAGACGGATTTAACCCACAGAGAATGCAGATGGTCACATCTACAGGCTCATCAAAAGACAGAGAAGATATAAAGATATGGCGGTAGTACAAAGATATACATGGCCTGGCGTACACCCACCGATGGCACATCAGAAAACAACGGCAGATTTCTTATCAACTAATCCACGTGCGTTTTGTTTTAATGAACAAGGCACAGGCAAAACAGCATCAGCTATCTGGGCATCAGACTTTTTGCTACTAACAAAACAAATAAGACGAGTTCTTATTATTTGCCCACTATCCATTATGGATTCAGCTTGGAGAGCAGATTTGTTTAAATTTGCTATACACCGCAAAGCTAGTATTGCATACGGCACAAGAACAAAACGTCAAACAATTATTAATAGTGATGCCGAATACGTCATTATTAATTACGATGGTATTGAGATTGTTGCTAGTGAAATCAAAGAGGGTAACTTTGATTTAATCATAATAGATGAAGCTAACGCATATAAGAATCCGCAAACCAAACGTTGGAAAACTCTTAATCAAATCATAACGCCTGATACTTGGCTATGGCTTATGACGGGAACACCTGCTGCTCAGAGTCCAACCGATGCGTTTGGATTAGCTAAGCTTTGTGTACCACATAAAGTACCTCGGTTCTTTGGGTCGTTTAGAGATATGACCATGAGGAATATTAGCAAGTTCAAATGGATACCGAAGCCGGAAGCTAACGACATAGTATTCAATGCGCTTCAACCCGCTATTCGGTTTACTAAAGAAGAATGTTTAGACCTTCCTGATGTTACGCATGTATTTAGAGATGCGCCACTTACTGCCCAGCAACAGAAGTACTATTCTATTTTAAAGAAGCAGATGTTAATAACCGCCGCGGGCGAGGACATATCAGGCGCAACTGCGGCAGTAAATATGAATAAGCTATTGCAAATATCAGGCGGTGCAGTCTATTCCGATACAGGCGAAATAATTGAGTTTGATGTTAGCAACAGGCTTAGCGTAATTGAAGAAGTCATTAACGAAGCTAGTCATAAAGTATTGATCTTTGTGCCATTCACTCACACCATTAAATTATTATCCGACCATTTAACTAGGGTAGGAATATCAAACGAAATTATTAACGGTGATGTTCCAGTCGGTCAAAGGACTACAATATTTAAACAATTCCAAGAACAAGACAACCCAAGAGTATTAGTTATACAACCGCAAGCTGCGGCACACGGGGTTACACTTACAGCTGCTAACGTTATCGTGTGGTATTCTCCAGTCTCCTCAACCGAAACCTATCTACAAGCTAACGCACGTATTAATAGGAAAGGTCAAAAGAACTCTATGACTATAGTACATATTAAAGGTAGTTCGATAGAGGAGCGTATGTATAACCTGCTTCAATCTAAGCTTGATGTACATACAAAGCTAATAGATTTATATAAAAATGAATTAGAAGATACTTGACTTAGTAAAGTTTTAGTGTACAATACTATCTCTCGTTAACAATAATATAAAGGAAAAGCAAATGGACGGAACACCATCTGTCGATAAACTTGTCGACGTTTACATAAAGATTCGTGACGCTAAGGACGCAGCTAAGAGAGCATACGAAGAAAAGAATGCTGAACTTACTGAGCAAATGGACATCATAGAATCTGAAATCCTAGAGGTATGCAAAGCTACCGGTGCGGATAGTATTAAGACTCCACACGGTCTTGCTATGCGCTCTGTTAAAACTAGATACTGGACTAATGACTGGGATAAGTTCTATCAGTTTATGATGGACTATAAAGCACCCGAACTATTAGAAAGGCGTATACACCAAACAAATATTAAACAATTTTTAGTCGATAACCCCGAAGTGTTGCCACAAGGACTCAATGTGGACAACGCATATTCCATCACCGTAAGGAGAAGTAAATGAGTAAATTAGCCCTGTTCGAAAACAACCTGCCCGCATACTTAAAGAATGTTGAACTTGACGATGTAACAAAAGCATTGTCTGGTGGTGGTAATAAAATTAAACGCATTGCCCTTGGTAATAACAAGTTCATACTTAAAGTTGGTGGCGTTGAAATATCTAAGAGCGCAAATGAAAAGATGAATGTTGTAGTTGTTAATGCTGCTAAAGATGTATCACGTACATTCTATGCTGCAGCATACGACCCAAGCGCAGAAGCAACTCCACCCGATTGCTGGTCACCTGATGGACGTACTCCTGATGCTTCTATCGAGAAACCACAATGCGCCACTTGCGATAACTGCCCACAAAACATTGAAGGTTCTGGACAAGGTAAGAGCAAAGCTTGTAGATTTAACCGTCGTATCGCAGTTGTTCTTGCAAGCGATATTGGTGGTGATGTGTATCAAATGGAGTTAAAGTCTAAGTCATTCTTTTACAGCAAGAAAGAACCAGGCGATTTAGATCACATGCCGTTTGATCAGTACGCAAACTACGTCGGTTCACAAGGTTACAACCTTAACAATCTAGTAACTGAAATGCGCTTTGACGATGACTCAACGGTTGGCAAGTTATTCTTCCGTCCTATTGAGTTCTTATCTGAAGAACAATGGGAAATTGCTAAGAAGCAAAAAGAAACTCCTGCAGCTAAGTCAGCAATTACTATGACTGTTGCACAAATTGATGGGGTTAAAAAGTTAGCTGCGCCTGAGCTTCCAAAGCTTGAGTCTGTTGCTAAACCTGCGCCTAAAGCTGTGAAGGTAGAAGTTGAAGTCGAAGAAGTACCAGAGCCTAAAAAGCGTAAAGAAGATAAACCTGTAGTTGCACCTAAGAAAGACTTAAAGTCAATCATGGGTGATTGGACTAACGAGGAATGAACTTACGTGGGTTCAGTTTAAGACTTGTTGAAGCCAACCAAAATGCTGACTCCAATCTAATTGGGGTTCAGCTAGGTAGGTATTGCATTGCTAAAGATATATCGGCAGTTGAAGCTGCCGCTATATTCGGCGTATCAAAGATGACAATCTATCAATGGTTCGTAGGCAATTCAAAACCCCACAAGACTAAAGCTGAAAAAATAAAAAGAGTATTGACTAAGGCTAAGTTCAATAATGGCAAAGACTGATCTACTTGCGGCAGTGCTACCTCCAGATGGAGAAGGTAATTACTGTATCGTAGGTTTAAAACCAGGCGGGTATCCAAAGCAAGAATTTGCAGATACTTTACTGGGAGCTGGGGAGCTTATAGATGATTTATTGAGTCAGGAATTTGATGTTTATTTTGCATGTGCTAAGTACCTTGACCCAAACGAAGGACGAACACAGAAGAATAGCGCGTACTTTAAGAGCTTTTGGATTGACGTTGATTGCGGTGTGGGTAAACCATACGAAGATCAAACTGTTGGACTTGCAGCGTTAAAGGAATTTTCTAAATCAATAAAGCTACCGTTACCGAGCGTAGTTAATTCTGGTCGTGGCATTCATGCTTACTGGACTTTGAACAAAACTATATCTCGTGATGAATGGTTACCTGTTGCAAAAAGACTTAAAGCCCTGTGCGAAGAACGAGGTTTCGAAGCTGACCCATCACGGACCGCTGAGAGCGCATCTATTCTTAGAGTATCAGAGACTTTAAATTTTAAGCAAGATCCCCCACTTCCTGTTGAGATTTTGCATATCAGCAAGGAGTTAGATTACGATGAGGTTAAAAGAATACTTGGTGTGTTAGTTGCGCCGAGCTATATACCTCGGAATTACAGTGAAGCTGCTAAGATAAACAGAAGTAACACTCAAAGCAGATTCAAAACCATCATGATGAAAACCATTGATGGCAAAGGTTGCAACCAGATTAAATATTTAGTTGAAAACCAAGATGCTTTAGACGAGCCGAAGTGGAGAGCAGTGCTTAGTATCGCTACACATTGTGTAGATAGGGATACTGCAATTCATGCGGTTAGTAAGGGGCACCCCGAATATAACTACGAATCCACAGAGGAGAAGGCAAATGATATTAAAGGCCCATACACATGCGATAAGATGGAGTATTACAACCCTGGACATTGCAAAGATTGTATCAACAAAGGAAAAATCTCCAACCCGATTCAACTCGGCAATGAGATCGCTGCGGCAGAACCAGAAGTTCCGATTATTGAGGAAACTCCAGAAGGAACAAAATCATATGAAGTGCCTACCTTACCTGAACCGTATTTCAGAGGCAAGAACGGCGGCGTATATCGGCTCCCTGCGGAAGAAGATGCGAAGCCTACATTAATATATGAACATGATTTATATGTAGTTAAGTTGCTACACGACCCCAAGCGAGGGGATGCAACTTGGATTAGACTACATCTCCCTAAAGACGGCGTACGAGAATTTGCGTTGCCGTTAACTGATGCTCTTACTCCAGAAAGATTACGTGAAAAATTAGCGTTTCACGGGGTTGCTGCCCCTAAGAAGCAGATGGACGGGATTATGTATTACATCATTATGTTCGTTAAAGAACTACAACATAAGACAAAGGTAGAAATTATGAGAACTCAATTTGGTTGGACACACGACAATGCAAAGTTCATTGTCGGTGAGAAGGAAGTCGGTGCAGAAAAAGTTGTTTATAGCCCGCCGTCGCAAGCAACGGGTAGCTTAGCTAACTATATGTTGCCCGTAGGAGATTATGACGAGTGGAAAAAGATTATTAATGTTTATAACCAACAAGGCTTTGAACCACATGCGTTTGCATTCTTTACAGCATTTGGCGCCCCGTTGCTTAAACATTTAAATCTTAAAGGCGCAATTATTAACCTGATTAATAATACATCAGGTACAGGTAAGTCGACAGTACTTAAGATGTGCAATAGTGTTTGGGGCCACCCCGAAGAACTTATGTTGCAATGGAAGGATACACCAAACTCAATGATGAATCGGCTTGGCGTTATGAACAATTTGCCGGTCACGATTGATGAAATTACAAAATTAACAGGGGATGTATTCTCAGACTTAGCATACAGTATTTCGCAAGGCCGCGGTAAAAACCGACTAAAGCAACATGAAAATGCTGAGCGTATTAACGATACTAAGTGGGCAACAATTGCTTTATGCAGTTCAAACTCATCGTTCTACGATAAATTATCGTCACTTAAATCTACACCAGACGGTGAGTTTATGAGGTTGATTGAGTATCGTATTGAGATGACAAATAATCTTAGCAAAGAAGAAGCCGACATTATCTTTAATGCGCTATACAACCACTACGGTCATGCAGGGGTTGAGTATGCAAAATACTTAGTCGCTAATTTAGAAACTGCATTGGACACAGTTAAACAAGTACAACAAAAGATTGACAAGGAAGTTGGGTTTACAGGGCGTGAAAGGTTTTGGTCTGGCGTTGCTGCTTGTAATATCGCCGGTGCTCTTATGGCTAAGGATATGGGCATTATCCCTGACTTTGATATTGGCAGAGTATATCGTTGGGTGATAAAAGAGATGAAGACTATGCGTGTAGAAGTTAAAGCGCCAGTCGAAGGAACATCTAGCATGATTGGCGAGTTCATGAATGAGCATAGAGCCGCTACGCTAGTTATAAATGGTGAGGTTGATGGCAGATCAGGCATGGAACAATTGCCGATAGTTGAGCCGAAGTTTAATGAACTCCTGGTTAGGATTGAACCTGATACTAAGAAACTATTTATCAATGCCAAACATTTGCGGGCTTATTGCGCCAAACACCAGATCGAGTTAAAGAATACTCTAAAGGGTTTAGCATCTGATAATATTTACATAGGTCAAGTTAAGAAGCGGCTATCAAAAGGAACAAAGCTTCAGTCTCCTGCCATTGATGCGTATGTATTTTCGCTAGACAATGAGCACTTTTTAAACGCTGACTCTTTAATTGAAACTGCTAAATCTACTCCAGATGTTGATTCACGGACTCAACTTTGATATTAATTGGTCTAAATTTATAGTAGGCGCATCGTTCTTTATCCCTTGTTTGGATACGGACGGTGCAGCTATGCAGGTTAAACGGACCGCAAAGAGGTTACGCTATAAGATAAAAACACAAGTTGTTGTAGAAAAAGGCATACAAGGATTGCGAATATGGCGCATTAAGTAGTATGATTGCACCTGCGATTCATTTCGCTTTTCCTTGGCAAGTTGCCATTTCGCCCTCACCCTCGTGGTGGGGGTTTTTTATTCTTCATTTGCATAATTACGCCATCCTTCAAGTTGGGGTATCATTCTTTTATCTATACCCATACCACCTGTGATGTTAGAAAGCGCTCTATTTTTATAGCGAGTTTTAATAGAATTTGTTAACGCATCTGGTGTAATGGCTTTGCCCGGATTAGTTTGGCTGAAATGCACGATCTTAGCAATGACTTTATCCATCATATATGTATCACCAGAATCTAAAGCAATAAAGAAGGCATTTAACAAATCATTATGTCTAGCAATAATTTCTTGTTCTGCATTTTTCATTTCAATATTTGCTTTTTGTGCTTGCGCGATTTTATCGGGCGTAAAACCAAGCATCTGTGCCAAAGCAAGGCGAGCAGGAACTTCTTCCATTAAAGTGTCACCTTTCATAGTAAGAGCTTGACCTTCTGAAAGATAGCGTAATCCAGTCATGACGTTTTTAATAGCAGATGGCATAGCGGTTTCAATAGCACGTTCTGTATGGCCTTGATTAAAACGATCTAATGCTTCAGCATAAGTTACTAACGCGCCAGCAGATGGGCCAAGCAAACTCATCATAGTATTTTGTAACGTAGTAAGGTCATCCTTACCTTTACGTACATCTTGGAACCATAAGTCAGGTAAATTAGTGCTCATACGGTCTGCAAAGTTCAGTCCGCTGACTGTAGACAACGCGCCACGAGATAGTATTTCACCCGTAAACCCACCTAAATGTTTAAAGCACCAGTTCTTAAACCAATTTTCGGCATCAAACGGTTCGTCTGAATCACCAAATGCTGCATGAAAAGCTGAAGCAATGCCAGAGAATATAAACCAAAATGGTAAACCCGTCATGCCAGATGTAAGAAACGCCATGCCCATCATACCTAAGAACTGATCACGTGCTTCACGTTTAATACTTTCAAGTTCTTTAATCTTAGCTTTCATCAATTCTTCTTTATGCGGCGAGTTACGCATCTCTCGCTCATATGCAATAAGTTCAGCTTGCATACCATCGCCCAAAGATTTTTGAAGTGTTCTAAACATTAGCACAGTCATCTGTTGCGGATACATTTTAAATTGCAACAAAATATTACGGTAGTTACCGCGGAAATATCTTGGTTTATTGGTAGTGTTGTAGTTAAACAAAGTCTTTTTAACTAACGCATCGGCTTCTTGTATGGCTGTTTGGTAAGCTTGTTCTGCGGTATAACGTTGTTTACCATCATGAGTTTTAGCATCTAACGCTTTATTATAGGCTAATTCAAATGTTGCCATAAACGTTGTCTCACGCATGTATTTTTCAGATGCGTGAAACGGTAAACTTGCGTAGTACATTATTTTGTTCCATCGACCAGTGTATTGGTTTGATGGTTTTTCACCGATTTGCGCAGCTTCATGCGATAGCGTAACGTCAATAGTTCCGCGTCTAACGCCGTCTTGGTATACGTCGGCATAAGTCTTACCTATAGAATTACCGTTTTTATCTTTAACATCCATGCCTTCCATATTGGCTCTGGCTAGTGATAAAAACTCATATCTGCCTGATGTTTCATTTACAAATCCTGTTCCACCAAGCATACGATTAAACTTTGCAAACGCACTCGCTGTATTTTTTAACCCATACCTAGCATTTGCAGCAGGCGCCCATACGCCTCCAACACCAAGCAAGTTAATCATAAACGATGCTGGCGCAGTTAAGAAGTTTATAAAGCCAAATTGATTTAACGCAGTGACAATTCCACTTTGTTTTGGTGGGTTAAGAATAGCAGTCTTAAGGTTTAACTCAAGTTCATGTACGTAATCTCTATACTTTAATGCCTCTCTAGCAGGCAGGCTTTTTAAACGTACTTGTGCTGAACGAAGGTCGGTGAATAGCTGTGGTAAATGCTCAAACCTAGAACGCTGATATGCCATACGTAAACGAGACACTTCAAATGCACGAAGCATATCAATACTTGCACCAGGTATATTTTCACGGTGCATAAACATCTTACGAATACTTTCGTTTGGCATTAGCTCTAAATACATTTGGCCGAGTTGATCTTTAACTTGGTCGCTTAACGCCCCAATAGGGTCAGCTAATACTTTAGCATCTGAGCTACCTAAAATATCTTCCGTAGATTTATCAACTAGAGATTTTAAACTTTCTAAATGCGCCCAGTCACTTAAATTACTATTAAGAATTTCGCTGAAATTATTTCCTGCTTGAATATCGCCACTTTCTTCAACTTGCCTAAGTA